AGAAAACAATCAAAGATTAAATAGAGAAGAAAAAACTATTGTTAATGCTTTATATAAAGGTGTATTTGGTCAGAATCCTCAATGGAAAAGTTGTTCCCCATGTAATAAACAAATAATAGATAATCTTAAAAAGGTATATGAAAAAAGTTGTAAAGTATGAAAAGAGTAATAGCAAAATTAAGAAAGAAAAAAAGAATAGCTAAAAAACAAAGGTTAGCAAAAAAAAAGAAAGATGAAAAAGCACACTAAAATATATATGGACTATCATAACTATGATGTTTCAGACTGGATTGCTTGTGAGCATTGTGGTACAACTGCTGTTGACATTCATCATTTAGAGGGCAGAAAAATGGGAGGATCAAAGAATAAAGACTTTATAGAAAATCTTATTGCTTTATGTAGAGCTTGTCACATAAAAGCAGAAACAGATAAACAATTTAATAATCAATTAAGAGAATTAAATAAAAAAAAACATAATTAAATGAAAATAGAAAAAATTAAAATAGCAGAATTAAATCCTGCAGAATATAATCCTAGAAAAATGACTAATAAACAATATGAAGATTTAAAAAGTTCATTAGAAAAGTTTGGTCTAGTTGATCCTATAATAATAAATTCAGATAATACAGTAGTTGGTGGACATCAACGATTAAGAATTATGAGAGAACTAGGAGCTAAATTTGTACCAACAGTTAGAGTAAATCTATCTAAAGAAGATGAGAAAGAGCTAAATATAAGATTAAATAAAAATACAGGAGAATTTGATTTAGATGTATTAGCTAATAATTTTGAAGTAGATGAATTAAAAGATTGGGGATTTAAAGATGTTGAGCTTGGTTTTAATATAGATAAAATTGGAGATGATTTATCTGATAATATAGAACTACAATATAAAATAGAAGTTGATGTAATTTCTGAAAAAGAACAAGAACAATTATATAATGATTTAACTAATAAAGGATATATATGCCGAATTTTAACATTGTAAAAGAAGTTAAACCTAAAAAGACATTTAGGGTTAGCTCAGTTATAGGTAAATTTGATTTACAAACTGAACATATTAAAGAACAATTTATAGGAGATATAGATTTAAATGATGAATGGCAAATAGGTTGTATAATAGGAAGTAGTGGTAGTGGAAAAACTACAATAGCAAAAGAATTATTTCCTGAAAGTTATATAACTAATTTTAAATATGAAGCTGAAACTATTTTAGATGATATGCCTAAAGAAAAAAGTGTAGATGAAATTACAAGAACTTTTAATAGTGTTGGTTTTTCTTCTCCACCAAGTTGGTTAAAACCTTATTCAGTATTATCTAATGGACAAAAAATGAGGGTAGATCTAGCAAATGGATTATTACAAAATAAAGATTTAATGGTATTTGATGAATTTACAAGTGTTGTTGATAGAAATGTTGCACAAATAGGAAGTTATGCAGTACAAAAATCTATTAGAAGAAGTAAAAAGAAATTTATAGCAGTTAGTTGTCATTATGATATAGTAGATTGGCTTATGCCTGATTGGATATTTAATACTGATTCTATGACTTTCCAAGATTTGAGAAAGCAAAAAAAAAATAGACCAGAAATTAAATTTGAAATATACAAAACAAGAGATAAATCAATTTGGAGAATGTTTGCTAAACACCACTATTTAAGTCATATTCATAATAATGCAGCAAATGTATATGTGGCTTTTGTAAATGAACAATTAGCAGGTTTTATAAGTATAATACAACAACCACATGCAATAGCAAAAAGATTAAGGAGGGTACATAGATTAGTAATTATGCCTGACTATCAGGGAGCAGGTATAGGATTAAGATTATTAAATTTTATAGGGAAAAAATATTTAAATAATAAATATAGGTATAGAATAAGAACATCTGCACCAAGTTTAGTATATGCTTTAAAAAAAGATCCTAAATGGATATGTACAGATTATGGAAGAATGAAGCATGGAAAAGGTGCTTATACAGGTAAAAGGGGAGTAACACAATCAAGTGGAAGAATAACAGTTAATTTTGAATATAAATTATAAAATAAATTTAATAAAATGAGCAAAAAAGAACACAACTTAAAGAAAGAAACATTATTATCAGCTTTAGAAAATAGCTTAGGTATAGTATCAACTGCTTGTAATAGGTCGGGCATAAGTAGAAGTAGTTTTTATAAATGGTATAAAGAAGATGAAGAATTTAGGAAAAAGGTAGATGAAATAGACAACCTTAAATTAGACTTTGTAGAAAGCAAACTATTTAAGAATATAGAAAACGAAAAAGAGAAAAGTATTATATTTTATTTACAACACAAAGGACATAAGAGAGGATATATACAAAGACAAAATATTAATCTAACATCAAACGAAGAAGATATAAAAAAGATTGAAATTGAAATCATTGAATCTAAAGGGAACAATAGTTCTACAAAAAAATCTTAATGCTAGTACAAGAATTGTAGTTAATCAGGGTGGAACAAGAAGCAGTAAGACATATAGTTTAGCTCAATTAATAATACTTAAAGCATTACAAAGCAAAGGTAAGGTATATACTATTTGTAGAAAAACATTACCTGCTCTTAAAGGGACTGCTTATAGAGATTTTTTTAATATATTAGAAGAACATAATCTATATAATCCTGATAATCATAATAAATCAGAATTAACTTATAAATTAAATAACAATGAAATAGAGTTTATTTCTGTTGATATGCCTCAAAAAATAAGGGGTCGTAAGAGAAACATACTGTGGTTAAATGAAGCTAATGAGTTTAGATTTGAGGATTGGGTTCAACTGTCATTAAGAACCACAGAGAATATATACTTAGACTTTAATCCCTCTGATCCTTATAGTTGGATATATGATAATGTAATGAATAGAGATGATTGTACTTTTATTAAATCTACATATTTAGATAATCCTTTTTTACCTGAAGAAACCATAAAAGAAATAGAAAGGTTAAAAAAGTTAGATAGTAACTATTGGACAATTTATGGTTTAGGGGATATGGCTCAACCTACTGAAACTATATTCAGACAATTTGAGATATGTAACAATATACCAACAGAAGCTACTCTAGTAGCACTTGGTTTAGATTGGGGGTACTCTAATGACCCCACAGCAATAGCAGAAGTATATAAGCTCAATGATGATTTATATATTAATGAATTGTTATACGCTAAAGGTTTAACTAATCAGGATATAGCAAACAAACTAAGAGAGCTTGGTATAACAAGACAAACAGAGATTATAGCAGATAGTGCAGAACCTAAATCAATAGAAGAAATACATAGATTAGGATTTAATGTAAAACCTGCAAAGAAAGGTGCAGATTCTATAAATATGGGTATTGATGTATTAAGAAGATTTAAAATACATATTACAAAGAATAGTACAAATGCTATTAATGAATTTAAGTATTATAAATGGCTAGTAGATAAGAATGGTAAAGTAATAAACAAACCTGCTACAAATCAATTAGATCACCTTATAGATGCTATTAGGTATGTAGCTTTAAATAAGCTGACTACTAATTATAGTGGTAAGTATTATATTTTATGAACAAAAACAACAATTTTATATTTATAACAAATGGTAAAGAAAAAAATACAAATACAAATTCCTACTGATTGGAATGATATAACTATACAAGAGTATCAAAAATATTTAGAAATTGTAGATAGTAATAAAACGCAAGAAGAAAAAGCTAATGAAATTATATCTTTATTTTGCAATATAGGTAAAGATATTATTAATAAAATAAGTGTAAAAGAACTTAACAGTATTGTAGAAAAAGTACATAAGTTTTTAAATAAAAAAGAGCCTACAGAATTAAAAAAAATTGTAGATTTTAAAAATAAAAAATTTGGATTTATACCTAATTTAAGTAAAATAACAACAGGAGAATATATTGATATAGAGGGTTATTGTAAAGATACTAATAAAAATTTACATAAAATAATGAGTGTTTTATATAGAGAATTATTAGTACAAAAAAAAGATTTATATAATATAGAATCTTATGATCCTAGTGAAATAAAAGAACAAGAATTTTTAGATTTTCCTATGGGGGTAACTTTATCTGCTTTAAATTTTTTTTTTTATTTAGGAATAAACTTAACAAAAGATTTCAGCAACTTTTTAATAGTGAATCAGATGACACAAAAGAAAGAAGTTTATCCTCAAAGTGGGGTTGGTATAATATAATATTTGGATTGTGTAATGATAATATATTAAATGTAGAAGCTATAACTGAATTAGAAATAACTTTAGTATTTACTTATTTGAGTTATCAACAGGACAGAATGGGAGAAAGAAAAAGTAATTATAATAAATTTAAAAAATGATAACATATAAAAATATAATAGACGATTTTAACATAATAGCGACTAATCATTTTTTAATTAATTCTTTTCATAGTGGATTATTAGATGAAGTAGATATTGATAAACTTGACCAATCTAACTTTCCTATATTATATGTAGAGCCAGGAACAACATCTGTAGATACAGGAGTACTAACTTATACTTTTACTGTATTTACTATGAATTTAATAAAAGAAGATTTAAGTAATAGAGATGAAGTTTGGACAGAAATGTTACAAATTATGCAAGATATTATAGCAGAGTTTAAACAAAATCTATCTTTACAAAGAACAGGGGGGGATAGTGGTAAAAAATATAGTTATGTTCCAGGTGAAGTTGTATTAGAAACTCCTATTAATATTGACCCATTTACAGTTAGATTTTCTAATATGCTTACAGGTTGGTCTGCTACATTTACATTAGAAGTTAATAACCCTAATTCACTTTGTAACGCACCTATAGAACCAAGTGATGAAAATGCTAATTTATAATGAGATTACAATTTAGAAACCCCAAAACAGGAAAATTTGTAAAAGGAGATACTTCTAATCTTGATAAAACATTTACAAAATTTGGTAGTAATGTAATTAAACAAGCTAGGGGTATATTAAGTAGCACAAAAAAAAGAGCTTCAGGAACTTTGTATAGTGATTTAAGTTACAATTTAAAAATACAAAAAGCAGGGCTATCTTTTTCTATTAACTTTGGTAGAGCAAGTGGGTATTGGGAATTTATAGATGAGGGTGTTCAGGGAGTTGGTGGTTATACAGGGAACTTATCTCCTAAAAGCAGAGGTATGGGAAGTAAGTTTAAATTTAAGTATGCTAATCCTGGTGGAGCTTTAGTACAGGCTTTAAAAAAATCTTATAGCTTATCTACAAGTAATGCCTTTGGAGCAGGATATAATATAAAACGTAGAGGTTTAGAAAGAACTCAATTTATAACTAAGCCACTAAAAGAACAATATAAAAAACTACCAGATGAATTAACCAAAGCCTTTGCCTTAGATATAGAAAAATTATTAGATAAAGCAATTCCAAATAAAATATAAATATGGCGACAACAATAACACAAAAACCTAATTTATTAAGTGCAGTAAATACACCTATGATTTACATACTAAAAGAAAGTGTATCAGGTACTTATAATGGTTTTAAATTTAGATATGTATTAAAAGTAGAAGTAAATGGAACTGAAATAGCAGTTATTAAAATACATAAGAATCAACTAAATGTAGGTGTATTTGATATTAGCCACATACTTAAAACTTATGTATCTACTCAACTAACAAATATTAATAATGAAAGTTATAGCATACATAGTATAGGAATACAAGAAACTGCAAAGCCTTTTAGTATAAATGACGGTCAATGTGCTAAAGTAGAAGTAAAAGCATTTTATGAAGTTGCTACTGACCCAACTACTGCACCTGTATTATCTTCCCAACAAGCAAATGCTATAAGCTATTATATACC